AAGCGTCGGTGTGCTCTGTCGCGTTCGCGTAATGGATCTGGCTGAATTTCTCGCCTTCGCCGACGGTTTTGAAATCGCCTTCCTTTTCGCCTTCCACGTAGTAGGTGATGGCCTGTCCGCTCATCGCACCGACACCGAATAGGTTGGTGATGGTCGGACGGCGGTAAGCCTGGACGAAATTCGGGTCCACGTAGGTCAGCAGGGAGCCGTACGTGCCGGACGGGCCGCCTGTAACCTGCGTGTCAGTGTTGGCCTTGCGGCGCGGAGCCCATTCCGGCGCTGCGATTGACGCTCCCGACACTCCCTTTATCTTCGCCAGCTGTTCGCCGATGTTCTTCACGACGAAATCGCCAAGAGACTCGCCGGATGCGGCGCCGCTCTTCTGGGTGTCCGCCAGATTGTCGGTCAATCCCGCAAAACGCTTATGCACCGCATCCACCGTTTCGATGGAATCCTGCAATTCGTGCGCCTCGGCGTTCAGACCCTTCAGCTTCTCGATGTCGGAAGCGTCGAGATTATCCTCGCCCTTGGCCAGCACCGCTTCGATGGCGGCCTTGGTCTTGGCGAGACGATCATTGAAACTCATTTGGTCTCCTTGTTGTCCTTGCCGCCGGTGACCAGTTCACGGGCGGATTTGATTACATTCAGACGCTCGGCCTTCTCAGCCTCCGCGTCCCTACCCTTATCAGGGGCAAGCTTCTTATCATCCTGTTTCTCGCCGGTCTTGGAACCATCCGGCTTATCTTCGTCGGAAGTGCTGGAATTGTCGGAATCGATGCCTTCCAACACCTCGTTCAACGACGCCAATGCGGCACGAAGCTTCTCCTCATTGGCGGAGCTGATGGCGCGACCTGACTTCACCGCCAGAATCTCGGCCTGCTGGTTCGCGGCCACCGGCACCACGCTGATCTCGAAAAGCTTGATCTGCTGGAATTCGGAATGTCCGCCCCACGGGCCATCGCCCTTTTCCGTGATCCACGCGGTCTTCGTCGGCACGAAGCCGATGCTCATCTGATGAACCCTGCCATCCTTAAGCAGGTCGTAAGCCTGCTGGGCGGTCGGATTATCCTCGATATCGAGCTGGGCCGAGATGAGCAGACCCTTCTCGTCCTCCACGGCGCTCAAGGTGCGTCCGATGATGTCGGTCGGCTTGCCGTCCTGATGGTTCCAATGGATCGGGATGCCTGCTCCGCCGTCGTAATCCTTCTCCAAGGTCTCCGCGAAAGCGCCCTTGGCGATCACGTCGCCCTGCAGATCCTTGTTGCCGAAAGTGCTGGCGTAGCCGCTGAAGACGCCTTCGCCAGCCGAATCATCCAAGGATTTCACGTTGAAGCTGAGCTGTTTGAGATTCACTGTCCTTCTCCGTTCACTGGATTGTTCTGTTGCGCGTTCTGTGTCCTGCCGCCATCCTGCGGGCTGGGCTGTCCGCCAGTTGCCACGTTCAATGGCGTCACCAATTCGTCGCCACCATCAAGCTTCGGATAGTTGAGGATGCGCCGTGCCTCGTTCGTGGTCATGAAACTGCGCCCCGTGGCCGTGCTGAGCGCCTGATACTGCTCGGAGAACGTGCCGCGAAGCTTCGCATCCACATTCGCTTCGATGTAGGCGTCCGGCTGTCCGAGCGCGTCTGGCAGCAGCAAATTGAGCGACTGTTCGAAAGCCACGATGTACGGCATCAACTCCACGTTCCACATCTGCTCCTTGAAGGCTCCGATGTTGGAATTCGTACCGCTGCGGAAGCCTAGATTTTCTGGCGCGATGTGGAATGCGTTGGCCACGTCGATGCGAATCCTGTCCCTCGCGTCGATGTCCTGCATGTCGATCGGTTTGAACGCGTCCACGGTCTTGATTTCCATGCCGTCGTTGAGCAGCGGCCAGCCACCGGCAAGATTCCCTCCGGATTTGTAATTGCGCATGCCCTGCACGAATTCGTCCTGCGCCTCCTGCGACGGCCACGGCATCTCCTTCGGACGGGAGATGTACGCTGGAATCTGACCGCCGTTCTTCGCTATCGCACGTCGATATTCGGCCATCTCACGTGCCTCCGCCAAAAGCGGTGCGAGAGTGCCGGACACGGGAGAACCGCCGATGCCGGACGTGCTGTAGCCTACATCCAGCAGAATCTGCGGGTCTGGCAGTTTGAAGTACTGGCTGCCTTCCGGCTGTCCGGTGCTGATCTGCACGCCGGTGATCTCGTCAAGAGTGTTGCCGGAAAGCGTGAAATTCTGCACCGGAATACGCCGTAGCCACAGTCTGTCGGACTGCTTGTCGGCATCCAACAGGCAGAGCCATCGGTCATTGAGTAGGCCATCGCAGAGCAGCGAGTAGAAGAATCGGTAGCGTGTCATGCCAGGGAGAACGCTCGGCTTTGCCATCAACTGCGCCAAATGGCTTGTCGTGTCCTCCACGCGGTCACCGTCAGGCTGGCGAGTGTAGACCTTGAATGGCATGCTGGCGATATTCCGCGCGATATGGTCGATGACGGTGCGCACCGCCGCCTCTCGCTCGTAGACTCCGGCGCCGAACCAATCGATTGGCAGCTGAGTGACCTGCGAAATGTTGACTGGCGATTCGGAGAACTTCTGGGCCACGGATACCGGGCTTTTCTTGAGCCATCTGGAAAAGAACCCCATGAAACCTCCTCACTGGGTCATACGACTGCGAAATGGGTCACGCTCGGCGTATATTTCGGTTTTTCGTTTTCAACTTGCATGGTCTCCAGCGCATACAATGCCTGCGATTCGGCAACCAATCCGGAAATCTGCAATGCTGATTTCGTCCTGTCCCACACCTCGACTTCGCCAAGACGACGGGACACGGCCACACTCACCTGCTGTTCGATGGCGGGCTGCGGAAGATGCCGCAGCTTGCCCTCACGCACACGGTCGTGAAAACGCCCGCAGCACGCGCCCAAACGAAAGCCCTCGATGAGATGGACGTTCCACCCCTTTTCGGTAAGCGGGTCAATGAAATCGACTGCCGGACAGCCCTTACCCTGCACGGCGACCTCCGTGATATGCGGCCACCGCTCCTGCAAAAGGTCGAGATAATGCGGCACCCACAGCATGCCGTCACGGCGCGCGATCAGCTCAACATGAGGCAACCCGTCCGCACGCATTCCGGCAGCGGCCACATACGTGGTCTTCCTGTCCGCGCTTGTGTCCACGGACAGCACCACTCGATTCTCATTCGGTATCGTGGAACGCGAGTCAATGCCGCTGGCCCACATTTTCGGACTGATGAAAGGAATGATGTCAGCAGTGACCCACTGGCACAGGACCTCGGTACGGAACGCGGCCTCGGTCATGCCATCAATATCCGAACGGACGCTCATGACGGTCATCGGCCCATAGCCGAGCGACGGATTCGCCTGGCGAATAGCGTCGGCATCATCCACCGGACACTTGTCAGGCGCAGACCACTCGAAATAGCCGAACGATCCATCCTGCTCGCCGGACAGGAACACGTCAGCCGGATTGCCACCGTCGGCGCTCAGGCGCGTCCACTCGTCAACAAGCTTCCTGCCCTTGTCCACCTGCTTGCGAAGCGCCACAGAACGATAATCGCCAGCGTTCGAAATGCCCCACAATTGACTAGACCAAACCGCCTTCGTGGTCTGGCTGACAGCATTCCAGCCATCATCAGTATGCTGCTCACGCAACTCATCGAACACGACACGGGCAGCGCTCTTCGCGCGAATGTTCTTATCCGCACGGACAATATATCTGGCCTTCGAGCGGGTGATGATCGCTTCCTCGCCGTTTGTGTTGACAAATTTCTGCGTCATCGCGGCGAGGTCCGGAATCACCAGATCCGCTTCCTCATCGGTCGAAGGCTGAGGATTGCACCATTCCTTGACCTGATTGTAAGGGCCCTTGGCGTTGTCCAATGTCTGCGCGGCTCCGACCACGAGGAATTTGACGGGCGGCACTCTGTCCGGATGCTTGTTGGAATCGACGAAAAGCCACCACGCGGCCAAAACGCCCATCAGCGTGGTCTTGCCATTCTGACGGGCCACAAGCACAATCACCTTGCGAAAACGGTAACTACCGTCCTCAAGCAGTTCGAGCGCGTGCACCAATAACCATTGTTGCCACGGGTAAAGGTGGACGTGCAGCATGATCTCCGCGAACGCGATCACCGCGAAACCATTCGAGGTCTCCTTGGTCAACGGCCTGAGCGGCGGCGTGAAGATACGCGGCAGGGTCACACCATGATGCTCATCGTCGATGGCACCGAAAACCGTAAGATTCTCAGACGCCATCGGACACCACCTTTTTCTAGCCGAAACGCTTCATAAAATCTGCCATCTGCACGACCTTGTCGCTCTTCGGCTTCTCCTGCTTCTCCTCGGCCTTCGGCTTCGCAGGCCGACCAACCTTAGCGGGCTCCACCAACGTCAAACCAAGCGACTGGCAGTATTTCAGGAACGTCGGAACCGACACATTGTCCAATTTCCCGTTCTCGTCGATGAAACCAGTCTCGCAAATCGAATCAATCCGTTTGGCAAGGATACGCGCAGCGGCCACGACGGCCGCATTCTCGGCACGCAACGACTTCGCATTACGCAACGACCTCTCCAACGCATCAGCCACGGACTCATGCGGAAAACGACGCTCGGAAACACCCTTCTTGACTGTCATAGAGCCTCCTTCGCGCGCGACCCATCAACAAAAAAAACTTATCGGGGAGAGGAAGAGCAACCACGCGGGCAGTGGGTCGGCTCGGGGTGGTTTTCAGGATTTCACCGCCCCTACCTCGTCGGGGTTGGTTTCGAATGTTGTTTTGAATGCTTTGATTGCGTTTGTGAATCGTGTGATGAGTTCGTCTGTGCTTGGTGGTTTTGGAGTGATGAGCGTGGTGTATGTGTTTCCGACTTTGTAGGTGTTGACTTCGTTGTGGGTGACGTTGATCGGGATGTTGACGGTGAATGAGCTGATTGGGAATGTCTTGTCGCTGATTGTAGCGGTGAGCTCTAGTGTGACTGGCTGCTGTGGCATCATTGCCTCCTTGCTCATGCTGTTGTTATCCATTGTCTTGAGAGTGTGCCGATTGGTGTTGGTGGGTCTTGGTTGCCTCTGAGCCTGTTGCAGCTGGTGTGGCTTGGTCGGAAGCCTGCTGGGTCGAATTGGAGTTCGGCGTGTTTGCTGACTGGGTAGAGGTGGTCAAGATTGTATGATTCGTCGCTCGTGTTCTTTTCGGCGGTGTAGTCGATGGGCATTCCGCAGAGCCAGCAGACCGCATGCCGTGCTTTGCACTCCGCGAAGAATGCGGCCTTGTCTTTTTCGAATTGGCGTGTGGTCTTGCGGACTCTTGACATGTGGTCACCGCCTTGTAAGTGCTTCGTGCCGGAGTCGGACCGGCGTGAGGTGGAATGCGTTGTTGTCATCATGGTTGTGTGTGCAGTATGGCGCCATGGTTGGTTGGGGTCCGACCGTTGGTATTTTGTGCTATTCCGCCTGCTCTGACCGTTGAGCTATCGAAGCTGGATATGAAGAATGGTCCAACCATTTTCCGGCTGAACCATTCTACGAACATACGACAGTATAGCATTTTAATTGTGACAGTCAAGCATGGCGGTTATTTCTCCGAGGTTGAACACGTACTCTCCTTTGTGTTTTGTCGGCGTGGCGTGGAGTTTGCCTCTGGTGAGCCATTGGCGGATCTGGCTGCTGGTGCAGTGGATGTCCATTTTGGTGAGGTAGCGTGCGACTTCGATTGGTTTTCCGGTGTATTCGAGTTGCCAGAGTTTGTTGTCGCGTTCGGCTTTGATGGCTTGGACTCCGCCTTGCCATTTGCAGTCTGGGCATGTCCATGTTTCGGCTTGTGGCGTGCTGGTGGCTTGGTGTCCGCATTTTGGGCAGCTGCCGATGATGACCATGGCTTCTTCCGGTGTCAGGGCTTGCTCGTTTCGTCGGATGATGCGTTGCAGGCTGGCGTAGTCGTCGGCTGCGGTGCTCATCGTCAATATGGTGTGTTTGTTGCTGATGATGGCGAACCATGCTTTACGCCAGTTGTATGCGGCGTATGCGGCGCGTATTTTTCCTGCCTGTTCGGCGAGCCATGCCTCGGATTCCGTGATGAGGTCTTGTGCGCTGGTGTCGATGGGCAGTGGCGCGTTGCCCCTGTTTGGCGTGTGGCCTGTGGGGCCGATGTGCGCCTGTCGGAGCATGATGCTTCGCAGGGTCGGGAGTTGGACATGGCCGAGCTGGCGGATCATGTCCCAGTAGTCGGCGGTGCATTTGGCGCAGAGCGTGCCGCTGGCGGGTTTGCCGCAGTGCAGGCAGGTCAATTCCGGCTCCTTTCGTCGTGCTGGTGGATGATGGCCGCGATTTCGGCTTTCGGCACTTGCGGCACGAGCGGCGCGATCTCGTCGAGCGTGTAACCGGCCTGATGCCATTTGATGATCATGTTTTCGAGGATTTTCTTCATTTGCTTTTCCTTGGTTCGATGGTCTTAATGATTCGTTGCGAAGTATCGCAGGTTACGCGCACCTCGTATGGCCTGTGGTGGGAGTCGGCGTGCTCCTGTGCCGCAGCCGATGCCTCTTGGAGCGTTTCGTACACTCGGCATGTGTACCGCCTCATATCACCTTTCGGCCGGACGATGTAGCCGTCCCAGATGCTTGTGTCCAACATGTCCATACGGTTTATCATTCACCGTCCTTTTCGATTTCGTTGATCTTGTTCTTGAGGGCCGTTAGAATGTCTCGTTTCGGACAGTTGTTCGCGAATGCCCACCAAACGCATCTGAATCCTGCCCAATCGACGTTCACGAGAGCGGAGAACAATGCGTTGCACAGGCCGGACAGATTGGTGTCGGCATAGAGCGGTGTGCCGTGTATCACCGCGTCGTTCGCATACCAGAGCGCCTTCCTCAAGTCTTCGACGCCGTTCTTCGACTGCCAGCGGTAGCAGTATTTGACCACGTTGCCCCAGTCGAAACTCAACAGGCGGGTCAGTTCGATGCATTCGAACGGGCCGTTCTCGTAATGCTTTGGATGATTGACGTTGTCACTCATTTTTTGGTACTCCTTGTATGGGTTTTCGCTTGTATATTGCGGAAAATCGCATTCCTGGTCTTTCCATCCGGCGGAGTAGCCTTCTCGCCATGCTTTGGCTAGTTCTTCGTACGTGGGTTCTGCTGTTCATTTCGCGTTTTCCTCCTTGTTGAGTTGTTTCGCCATCTGGCAGGCTTGTTGGTCTGGCGTGGCGGTTTCCTTGTCGCGTCCGAGCGCTTCGAGCACGTGAGAGCATTGCCACGTGTGTATGTGTGGTTTCGAGGGTGGTATGCCGCTCATTTTGGCTCTGCGCTGGCACCAGCCTTTCCACTGGCGGCACCAGTCGTTGACGGTGCGTGTCTCGCCGTAGTGGCGAGCGGCGAAGGCATTCCACGCGTCCGACAGGTCGAGATTCGGGTAATCGCGGATTATGGCGGCATTGGCGTGGGCTTTCTCCCTGACCAGCTCGAAGTCGTTCAGCCCGATTTCTTTGGATGAAGAAGAAGAATATTCTTCTTCATCTTTCTTTTGGGTTCTGGTGTTCTGGTGTTCTGGTGTTTGTCCCGATTCTGTTTTGATTCTGCCGGCAGTCTGCGCACTTTCTGCCGGCAGACTGCCAGCAGAATAACGGTCATGCTCACGCTTGCGCTTGGCCATCACCTGCTGACGGCTCCGATTATGCTCGAGGTAATCGTGGATGACATAGCCGCCATCCACGGTCTCGATCAGTCCGACCTGCTGCAAAGCGTCAAGCTCCTGAGTGGTGATGTCGAGCACGAATTCCGCCGTGTCGGAGTCCACGAAGCCGTCAGTGAGATTGTCACCGCAGTAGGAAAGCATGATGACGAACGCGCTGATGGCCGATGGCATGGTGCGACGCAGGCGGCGTACCTTCCGGTTCAGGTAGAAGCCGTTCGCCAATTGCACGTAGCCTCGTCTGGCCATCGCCTAATCTCCTCTTGCGTTTCCGTCGTGGTCCATCGAATCCAAAGCTTTTTCGAGCTCCGCCAAGCTTGGTGGGGGCCAAGGAAGAATTCCAACATCTTCCATCACATGCTCCCGAATCGCTTGTAGAATTCGTCGTCGGTCATGCCATACAGCGGATCCATGCCTGTCGGCCTGCGTGCGGCCAACTTGTATCCGCAGTACGGGCAGGTCACGTAATATGTGCCGACAACCTCGCAACAGTGAGCGCATTCCACCACATACTTGATCGTCTTGCTCATTCGTTTGCCGCCTTCCGTGCGATTTCGAGCATTTCCCGAGCGTCCCTGATGTAATTGGCGCGCATCTCCGGCTCGGCCAGAGTCCAGAAGCAGTCCTCACTTGGCATGACGTCTTCCCAGGCTGGTGCCATGTCCCACCACATCAGTTTTCTCGCCACGGCTTCGACCTCGGCGTCAGACGTTGGTGCGTTGCGTCCGCGCAGGTACGCTTCCTGCAAATCGTCCGTGTCGCAGGAAAACTGTTCCTTGACACGCGTTCCACTCCAGTAGCGGGTCGGATATACCTTCTCAGCTTCATCATCCGCGATGCTCAATTTGTCCTCTTTCCGTTCGCCTTGACCATTGCCCACAGGATTTCGCTTGCCGGACGCCTCCGGTATGACAGGTCGTTGTATGACTGCACGTGGCCGAGAATCAGTTTCGAGCCGGTCGAATCGGGGGTAAGGATCGCGTTCACGCGCTCCGGCACCATCTTCTGCCATACGATCTCGTCGCACAGTTCCTTCGTGCAGACCAGATAGTTCTGGTCGCCGTAGAAAGTCAGGCCGTTGCCGCTCGTGAAGTCAGCCATGCATGACTTCACCTCGTAGAATCCGAAGCAGCCTTTCTCCACGCTTGCGGGCACCGGTTCGCCGTTGACGTTCCACGGTTTGAAGCCCACGTAATCCACTCGCCGCTCGTCAGGCGTATTGCGGTCGAAGTTGACCTCACTCGCCCAAAAAGCGGTCTGATTCTTCAGACGCTTTTCCACCAGTTTGGATAGCATGGCGGTGGTTTCAGCCCTGCTCATTCCGTATCCTCCTTAATGAAGACGATCCAATGTGTTCCGGTGCGGTTCGGCTGTTTGTTGCCGAAGAGCGGCTTATGGTCGGTGAGCTTGAGGATCTGAGAGACGGGTATCTGCGTCTCATTCCACTTGAAAATCAGCGTTCCGCAAGGCTGCAATACGCGAAAGCATTCGCTGAACATGGTCTTAAGGTCGTTTTTCCATGTCTCTTGGTCGAGGCATCCGTATTTCTGCGCCATGTAGCTCGTCTCTCCCGCATTGCGCAAGTGTGGTGGGTCGAGCACGACCATACGGAACGTCTCGTCCGGGAACGGCAGATCGCGGTAGTCCATCAGCATGTCCGGCTTGACTTCGAATCTGCGTCCGTCACATAGTTCCCAACTTTCGTCGCGCACGTCACCGAAGAGCACACGGCTGTCTGACTTGTCGAACCAGAACATTCGCCCGCCGCAAGCAGGGTCAAGAACAGGTTGGTACGCGCTCATTCCGCGTCCTCGCCTTCCAGGAATGGGTCATCGGCTTGCATTCGCTTGGATTGCCTTGCCGTCTTGCGTGCGATCCATTCTTCCAACTGCTCGTCGGTGATGTCGTACATTTCCTTGAGCAGGTACAGGCAGATGATCACGTCGGCCATTTCCTCCGCAAGATTGTCGGTAGCACCGGGCTTGCCTCGAAGACGCTTGCTGACGGCTTGGATGAGTTCGGAGCATTCCTCCATGCAGACGATGCTTTGCGTCTCCTTGCCGTATTTCTCGATGCTTTCACGCCACACCGCATGCTGCTTATCGCCGTTCATCGATTTGTCTCCTTCATGTTCGTGTCCTCGCTTTGCTTGGTCTCCTTGTCGAATTTCGGGGAGAATATCGAGTCGGCATTGCCTAGCATCTCCCTGCAATGCTTGTATGCCTCGTCGTATGCTTCGAGACGGCCAAGAGCCACGTCATCAATCCATGGCGTGTACTGCTTGTACACCAGTTCCTCACGAGCCTCACGACCCTTCTCGCTAAGCCAATGAGCGAACTCGTACAGGGCTTCGCTATCTTTTGACATCATTCCTCCGTGTCCGGGCCGAGCGGCAATCCACTGTTGAGTATCAATGCGAACTCCTGCAATGTGATTAGACACATGGTTTTCTTCCTTCCCAATGGTTCGGGTTTGATTCGCGCGCGCAATGCCGATGGTGAAAGCCTGAGCATCGCGTCCATCACTTCGGTGACGGTGTAGGCGTGCTGTTGTCCGAGCTTGTGCATGGACGTGAGGCCCACGCCTGCCTTCTTCTGGATGACCCACGGGTAGGGCGAGTCCATGTTTCCCGCTTCCGTGACGGCCTCGCGCATATGTTGCGGCGCGTCCATGGTCTGCGTCCATTTCACTTCGATGCACACGGGCTGGCCATGCCAGTACACGTTGCCGATGTCGCCCACGTCCTTGCTTCCATGCAAACGGAGGCGTTGTATGCGCGGGTCGTCCAGAGCCCACTGCAAATAGGATTCCACGGCGGTTTCCATGCGCGTGCCGTTATCCTTCGCGGTCTTGCGACTGCGCTTGCGTTGCTTGCCGCTCATTGGTCGGCCTCCTCTTCCTCGGCTTCGATTTCGCATTCGGGGCATGGGATGGGGCGCGCCGGATACAACGCGCACCCATGCCTCGGACATACCGGTTCCACGTCCGGCGGCTCTATCCATTCGCGCATCAGAAGTCAGGCTCTCCGGCTGGCGCGCCCCACGGATCATCGGCCGGAGCCTGCGACTGCTGCCGTGCCTGCTGCGGCTGCTGATAGCCACCACCGTTGGCGTTGCCGCCCTGGTATCCGCCTGACTGCATCTTCTGCACCTGAGCCGTCGCATACTTGAGCGATGGGCCGATCTCATCCACCTGCAACTCGATGACCGTGCGGTTGGAACCGTCCTGTGCCTGATAGGAACGCTGCTGCAAACGACCCTGCGCGATCACGCGCATTCCCTTCGCGAGGCTGTTGGCGCAATGTTCGGCCATGTCGCGCCATGCGGTGCAGCGCAGGAACAGCGCATCCCCGTCCACCCACTGGTTGGACTGCTTGTCGAAAACGCGCGGTGTGGCCGCGATGCTGAAGTTCGCCACCGTGCCGCCATTGCGGGTCGTGCGCAATTCCGGGTCGGCGGTCAGATTGCCGACGATCGTGATAACGGTCTCCCCTGCCATCACTCAGCCTCCTTGGTATCAGTGTTTTCCTGTTCGGCGGTGGTCGTGTTAACGACTTCCACCTGTTCCGGCTGTGGTTTGCGGATTTCCTGCAATGCCTGCATGATTTTCCGTTTAACGGAATCAGGGTCTGCGAGCAGATTGTCCGCGTCCTGTCGTCCGACCAGTCGTGGTGTCAACCCATGCTTGCCGGTCAGCCGGTGCAGCACTTGCTCGGCTTCCTCGTTCGACGCGACGCCGCAATCCCGCAGCATGGTGAAGATGGCTTCCGCCTGTTCGGGCGTGCAAGACTGCGGCTGCTGCTCGGCCTGCTCGACTGGATTCTGGCGCGCGCGGCTTCCATACCCGCGACGTTTCTGGCGTGACGGCTGCTGTTCATCGTCAACGACTTCCGCCAGCACGTCACTGTTGGTATCAAGGTCATGGAGCTCGTCGGGCGAGTATTGCACGCCGTAAAGGATTTCAGGGCACGCTTCGCGTGCCACGGCGGTAATCGCACGCCACGTGAGCATCGTCAAAGGCTGCTTGCGGTAGTTGTCCTTGTTGAGCAAGCCCATCTGCTGTGCCCACGCCTTGTCGCGCGTGACGCTGATCGGATAATCTGGATCATCGGACCGCACGATGGTGGCGGTCACGCTCAACGCCTTCTCGTCCTTCTTGACACGGAGCTTGTGGCCCGCCATACGGACATGGCTGGCGATAAAGCTGGCCGAAGCGGTTGGCTTGCCGTTGATGACGCTGATGTCCTGGAGGCTTTGCATTGGCGTGAGTCCGAGCGGAGCACCGTATCCTACCGCCACGAGGATGTTGGCGGGCTTGCCGCGATACACGGTGGGGATGATGTCGGATTGGCATACCGCTTTGGCGAAAGCCATCTGGTCCTGCAATGTGATCTGCTGTTGCGGTTGCGGCTGGATTGGTGTGAGTTCGTTGCTCATTCCTTGGTTTCCTTCCCGGTGTTGTTTTCCGATCCGTCAGCGAGCAGTAGGCGCATGACGGTTGGTGCGAGTTCCGCGCTGAACAGCTTGTCCACGAAGCCGCGCGTGCTGCGGAACGTGACCACGCCCGGCCTTCCCGGCTTCCATTCCACGCCGTCCGGCAGTTCGCCGTCGTGGTCGCGGATCATGTCTTCGAGGTATTTCGCGTCCATCGCTTCGCGTCTTGGCATCCAGACTTGTTCGGCTGCCGGCTGTCCGCCTGGAATCATGAAATCGTTGTCGTGCAATAATGCGCCGTAGGCTCGTTCGTCGGTTACCTTGTATGTGCCGTCGCCGCCTTTGCCGAGGCTGATTTCTCCGGCTTCGACGCCTGCGACGTTGACAGTTTCCTTGTCTCCGCCGTCGTGGTCGTGTTCCCACGCGGTTTTGATGATTTTGAGTATTTCGCCGCTGCGCTTGTTGATGGCCGTGAGCACTGCGAGGTCGGCGCGGAGTTGGTCCGGGCTGGTGTTGTCGTATTTTTCGGTGATTTCGTTGAGGGTTTTCTTGTCCATTACCTGTTTTCCTTGCTGTAGTTGGCTTTCAGATCCGTGAGTTCGCCGTGTCCTTGAGTGGGATGCGTTTCATTCCTTCGTCACTTTCGCTTCCTGGACTTCAGCATCGAAAAAATTGATGATGAGATTGCAGATGGCGGGCGCCGACGTTTTGAGCTGGGTTTTTTCCTCTTCGTTTTCGGCTTTGATGGCAAAAACGCCATCCTTGCTGTTGAAATTGAGTCTCATTTCGCCACGTCCTTGCTGTAGTTGGCTTTGATGTCCATCAATTCGCCGTTGAGGAGTTTCGTGGCGAACATGTAGACCACCTTGTCGTTGGCATGGTATGCGGCACGCTGCAATGCCGAGATGGAGTCGTAGATGCCTATGAGTGCGTTTGCGATGATGGCGCGTGGGTTCTCCGGCTTGGGCTGCGGCTTCTGTTCCTGGATTGCTGTGTTGGTCATGGTTTCCTTCTTTTCGGTTGTGGTGGTTTTCCGTGTTTTGCTGCGTGGTGAATGCTTGTCGAAGGCCGGCAGCAGTCCTTCCTTGCGGAGTTGGCCGATGATGTTGCCGACCGTTTTCTGGCTCATGCCGAGCGCTTCGGCGGTTTCCTTGCCGTCGAACGGCTGGCCTTGTTCGATGCGTTTTTGGCAGTGCGCGAGGATGAGATCGCGTTTCGACGGTTCCTCCGGCTTCTCCGGCGGATCCCGCGTGAGGAGTCCGGCCTTGCGCAATGCCCGCATTTCCGTGATGTCGAGTCCTGCTTCGCCTGACTCGTCGTAGATTTTTCTCAGTTCGGCTAATTCTTCGAAAGTGTATTCATGTTTCACTGTGGTCCCTTTCTGAGTTTTTCGATCAATCGCCTGTTTTCGCGGATGAAAGCGTCCACGTCGATTCCCTGCTGGGCGAGGGTCGGTTTGCCGGTGTCGACGTGTGCTTTCCCGTCGCTTGTGACGTGTGGACTACTTTTAAACCGTGCAGCCGGAACGAATCTCCCGTTTTTCATCTCGCCACCGTCCTTCGATACTTGTGCGACAAAGCCCACTGTTCCGCGATTTGACGCTGGTATCTGACTTTGCGCCTGTCCTGATGGCCTTCGGGCGGTTCCACGCCGATTTTCAAATACGGCGGGCCCTTGCCCGTGCTCCTCCAGTTGGCGAGGGTGCGCACGCTCATGCCGAGCATGACGGCCAGTTCGTTTGGCGTGAGCAGATCACTCATCGTCGGCGGGCGGGCAGTAGCGGCTGATGAAGTATGTCTGGCCTTTGCCGGTGACCTTCGCGGTGCGGTTGATGGTCACGTGGCCGTCCGAATGGGTGATGGCGGTTTCCTTGATTCGGAACAGTCCCAAGTCCATGGCCTTCTGAGTCGGCACGTTGCGGTTCGAACCGGTCTTGCCGAGATAACCGTCCTGCCGAAGAATCTCGAAAAGTCGGTTCTGGCCGATGTCCAAACCGTTCTGGCGTAGCATCTTCGCAAGTTCCCCGATAAGACACGTGCCGTCGCTTGCGGCCACCGCGTCCGCGAACCGCGCTTTCGGCTCCAACACCTTGATATGCTCGGACTGTTCGGCGATGCGTCGCTTCTGTTCTTCCATGGTGCGTTGGCCGATCATCACAGCCTTCGCGAGGATGGTCATGTCATCATCCACGTCCGTGGTAGGAATGTAGCCGCCAGTCTTGCGAATCTGCGGCAGCACCTCATGAGTCACCCAGCGTTTGAACTCGTGGGCCTCCGGCTTGCGGGATGCGAGGACGAGAGCGTAGAGGCCGGATTCGGAGACGATTGCCTTGTTCGGGTTTCCGGGGGTTCCATCATTTAAAGTGATGGAACTTTTCTCATCGTCATCGAGGCGTGCCAGCGCTTGGCCTACGTTGCTGAGCTCAAGCACGTCGCAGACATCCTTGGCGACGAACCATGGTTCGCCATTCTCGTCGGTCAGTGTGCGCAGTGCCGCGCCCTTGAACTCGAATCGTTGGATTTCATTGCTCATAGGCTTTTCCTTTGCTTGTTGACGTTGTGTGCCCCGTCCTGACGAGTGGATGGAGCTGAGTGGCTGGCATCGGAGTCGAACCGATGCCGTCCTCGGATTCCTGAACGCCCCTTTGACCGTTGGAACGCGACCTGAACGCGTTCACGGCCGGTGGCGTGGCCGACGGCGATGGAAGCCGTCAGGCATAGTAAGAAAGGACCCGCAAGCACCGGAGTGCCTGCATATATTTAGACAGGAGAAGATTGGAATCCGTGGACGGGCGAACCGTCGCCCAACCGAGTGCGCCGACAGTGTATGTGAAGCAAGATGCGGTCGGCGCGTGGATAATAATCGATATTCAGTTATATGTGTTCCCCGCCAGCCGACATGGTGAACGTGGATGTCCGCGAAAAACATCCCTAATTGGTTTGTTTTATCGGACTGTCGGCTGGTGGGAAGTCTTTATTCTCGTGGGGCGAACCGCACGGTCAGCCATAGGACGGTCAGAATGTAGATGATGCTGACGAGGACGGTGGCGGTCTGTGAGTCCGCCGTCCGCCAAGTGAAAAGCAGTGTCGCCGATGCGGTGCAGGCGATGATGGCGAGCAGGGTCTTGACGCGGCGGAGCGTGTAGTTCGGTTTCGTGTTTCCTGCCTGTCCGCTGTCGTGCAGTTGGTCATGGCTGGTCATTTGCTTGCTTCCATTTCCTTGAGGATTCGATTGCATTCGCGTCGGACGCGCTGCACTTCGGTCTTGGTGAGGTTGAAGTAGTATTGGCCGGTCGATGTGCGGAAACTCATTCGAGCCATCGGCCTGCCGTCCTGGGCGGTGAAGGCCTGCATATCGAATCCGCCGTCGTCCATCCAGCTCATCTTGTGTTTCCCACCTTGTCGTTGAGCCCGTAGGCGATGCCTTCGATTTCCGCTGATGTGAAGTCAGCGAGGGTGATGTCTTGGATGCCGTCCACGAGGCTGGCGCTGCCGTCCTCATGGAGGCGGATGTAGAAGCCGCTTGATGCGAGCAGCAGGCATCCGGTCTCGTGGAGTGTCGGCGGTTTTGGCGGGTTGAGTAGTTGGCTGGTCATTTGCTTGCTTCCTTGGCGATCGTGTCGATGATGACGTCCACGAGGTCGGGCACGTCGATGTCCATCGGTCCGGTGATGTGGCCAAGGAACCGGCTCGCGTAGATTTCATCCCACTGTTCCGCGTATTGCGGGCGAATCATGTCACCATGCTCGGCGAATTCGTCGAAGACGGCTTTCACACAGGCCTTGCGCAGTTCTCGGGTGTAGGTCTTACTGTCCATCGGACGCTCCTTTGGTGTGGCTTTCAGGCTTTGAATTGTTTGATGCTGTCGATTGGCTGGATGAGGAGCATGACGAGGTTTTCAGGTTCCATGTCGAGCATGGCCGCAGCTTTTTCGATTTCGTCCGTCGAGAGTGGCGTGTGGCCTTTGAGCCTGTTGTTTACGGCTCTGATTTCAAGGCCCCATGCTTTTGCTAGGTCTTTTGGTGTCTTGTCGTGTCTGGCGAGTTCCGCTTTGAGGTTTCTGGTGGCTGTTTCCGTCAGACCGGCCATTCATCCTCCTCGATTCCCTGTTTGGTGAGGCATGCGCGCCAGTCGTGCCAGCCGGGGCCGCGCATGTGGCCGCATGGGTAGTGGTCGGGGGTCTTGGTTCTTTTGGTGCTCAACATCTCTCTTTTCCTTTCGACAGTTTTTACTCTACGCAAATTCGTAGATTGAAGTCTATGAAATTGCATAGTTCTTTACAATTTGTACACAATGACTACGTAATTGGCTATAATGGAGGCATGGGTATGAAAGCAAACGAAGTGACCACATTCGCAAAACAGGTCATGCGAGAGTGCGTCAGGCTCCAAAAGGCAAGCGGCATGACCGTCAAAGATTTTGCCAAGGCCTGCGGCTTCGGCGAGGACTACTGGTACAAACGTCAGAACTTCACGCGCCCGCTCAACCTGAGTGACCTGGAACGCATCAGCGAAGTGACCGGCGTATCCATCGGAGACATCGTGATGGACTCCAAACGCCATGCCGTCGAAGCAGCCGAGAGGAAAGCGCAGGCAGGCGGTTACGGTCTTGCCGCCTATAACGCCGCCGGCAAGCAGGAGGCCATCAATGGAGAGGCTGGGCCGGATTACGACGAGCCTGCCTGACCTGCCGATCGACCGGCGCATGACCTACGGCGCCATGCGCCGCGCCATCATCGGCCTGCCCATCACCGTATCCAGCGCCATACTGCCGGACGGACTATGGGGCTGCTACGACGGCGAAAACCACGTCATCCTCATAGACCGTCGGCTCACCTACACGGCGAAAAGATGCGTGCTCACGCATGAGCTGCTGCACTGGAAGCATGGTGACGATGGTTGCGCGAACGATAGTTCGAAGCAGGAGCGACGGGCGCGAACGCAGACCGCCCTCACGCTCGTCAACCCTGCCGAGCTCGCACTACTCGAACGCATGTACGAGTACGAATGGCAGATCGCGGACGAACTCGACATAACGACACAAGTCCTCGAAGACTACCGGAGCACGCTCGCATCGGCGTAGAATCGGCTGCATCCCCCGTTCGACGTAAAGAGAGAAGAAACCAATGAGAATCAGACAGAACAATGCGATGCTGGTCAAGCTCAAGGCATGGCTCGACAAGGACGTGAAAGTGAAGTCGGCGGTCTGCTCCGGCATCGCCGCCGTATGTGCAGTGGCGTTGGCCGTCGGAGCGGCCACCTATGCCGCCAGCGTCCATTCCGCCGCGGTCAAGGAAGCCGCCGAGACCATCGAAGCCGACAATGCCGACTATTCGAAGCTGATAGACGAATACAACAAGCTTGTTGACAAATACAATTCGCTCTCGGATGATTACGATACCGCCTCGGAGACGATAGACAAGGCTGACGGCATGAAGGCCGACATAAAGAAGATGGAGGCTACGCGGGACAATTTGCAGGCGCAAATCGAATCGTTGACCGGTCAGGTCGATAACGCCAAGAGAACCAGCGCTTCCGATGGCGTGTGGCAGGTCGGCAAGGACATCGACGCCGGAACGTATCGCGCAAACGATTCCGTGACGGACCGCTGTTACTGGGAGGTCTCCGCCGGTGACGACATCGTGCAGAACGACATGCCAGGCGGTGGTTATCCGCAGGTGACAGTGAGCGATGGACAACAGCTCAAGCTCCAGAATTGCGGCACGTTCACCAAGCAGTGACGTTCTTTTCTATTTGCCCCACAATCTGTGGGGCTTTTATATTGTCTTATACGGCTTCATAAGGCTTATATCCGCTTCAGGCATTCGAAAACTTGCGCGGTCTGTGCCGCATCGTCGGCGGCCCTATGCCGCTCCGTCTTGGCGATGCCGAAATGGCGAATGAGGTCGAGCAGTCTGTGGCGGTCAAGCTGCGGCAAGAGTGTCTGAGAGATTTCCAGAGTGTCGTAGAAGCCGACGTCCGGCATGCCGACGCCCGCTCTTTCTGCTTCGCGGGCGATGACCGGCAGGTCGAAGCGGCGAATATTGTGCCCTATCCACGTATCATGCCCGCAGAAAGCGTAGAACTTGGGTAGCGCTTTGTCGATGGTGGGTTTGCCTTTGACGTTCCGGTCGGTGATGCCGGTGATCTGCGTGACCTTGGCCGGTATCGGAGTCTGTGGGTTGACGAGCTGGCTGAATGACGCGACCTTGCGCCCATGGCGCATGCGCACCGCACCAAGCTCGATGATTCGAGCACTTCTGCCTAATCCTGTGGTCTCGATGTCGATGGCCACGTAATCGTCGTAATCGGTTTCCGCGACGTTTCCACGCTCCGTGTCGGCCGTCTCTGCCGTTTGCGTTGCCGTGGCGTCCGATGTGGCTTCCTGAGACGGTTCAGGGGCGTTCTCCGCTTGATGCTTATGGCGCGGCTCAGGCTTGAGGAAGAGATGCATGAAAAGCCATGCGAGGAATGCGAGGAGCAGAATCGCAATGATGCTTGTGGCCAGATCATCCTGCGGCGTGGTGATGGTGTCGTAGATGCCGTAGATGCCGGAAATTGCGCACAGCACGGATAGCACGAGGTAAATCAGTTTCTTCATTTTTCCCCTTCCATCTCTCCGCTTCAAGCTACCACAAACAGGGGAAATGTCCGTGCCAATTCTTCCTTCTTTCGGCGCATTGGCGCTCTTGTAAAAGAAATTATAAACACATGTATTACATGTATATAGGATATTTAAACATCCCTATGAGTTTTAAAATAATATATCTCCGTGGGTGTTTTTACTACACCTCATGTGGTATAGTATTTCACATAAGGAAAAAGCCCTTGGCGTGCTCTTCAAACCTCACGCCAAGGGCAGGAAACGGACTAACGTCTCCGCGTAAGATTCTACCTCTAGGCGTGGAGAGGAAAGCGATGGAAAAGATGGGATACCGCAGCGCTGGAGCAGTCTACGAGCTCAGCGGCACAGGAAAACTGCTCAAGCCGCGAGGCGGCAAGATCACAGTGCACACGATGGCGGAACTCGTGCTCATCGACATGGCGCTCTCAAGCTACGACTGGGATAGAGAACACAAAGAGCCAATCCGCGACGCGAAGGCCAAGGGCTATCCATGCCGCTACTACACGAAGGGCTGGAAGACGCTGGCCGAAGACCACGGAATGATGGCACTCTCCCCAGAGCAGGTCATCGGCAAGTCTGAAGAAGAGGTGGAAGCCGCGATGAAAGCGCGCGAAGGCACCGCCAAGGCACGAATCGTCCAAGCATGGAAATTCCTACGCGACCAAGGACTCATCAAATGCCTACAGCCCGCCAGCCTCGGAAAGAACGCCGGATACTTGCTCCTGCTTGGCGACGACGAGGAGAACCGGGCGGTGGAACGGTGGGCGCGCCAATGCCTCGGACTACCAATGATCTGGTGATTCCGTGCCCACATTTTGCCCACATCCTTGCGGTAATTGACGTGATTTAGAGTGATTTGCAGTGAATTGCAAACCATGCGGGAACCGTTGGAAACACTGGGAAAACGGCGGAATCATGCGGAAGCCGGAAAATGCGACATGTAATCTGCAGATACATGCGCGACTCGACGAAACTCCAATGATGGCAACGGTTGAAACCGTCAATCAAGCCGACGTGCCCACATTTTGCCCACGTCACGCGGCAAGACTCCGCCCCTCGCCAATCGCCTTGACCAGCAAGCCATTCATCGCCTCGCCAACGGCATCCAGATCATCATCGAACAGGTCGGCATACACGTCGAGGGTCATAGCTGCGCTCTTATGTCCTAACTGCCGCTGCACGGCCTTGACATTCGCACCGGCGTGCACCAGCAGCGAGGCGCACGTGTGGCGCAGGTCATGCACCGTCATCGACGCGGCGGCATCCTCGTCAAGGACCGCGCGCTTCGCACGGCAGAACCAGTCGCCACGGTAGCGTCCATGCGCGCGCCGAAGATACGAACCTGTGTGCCTGTCAGGAAAAAGCAGATCTGACGGCCGACGGCCAGCGCACGCCTCCTCAAGGCATGGCCTGAGCAGACTCGGGAAAATCACAGTGCGAGTCTCGCCGGTCTTCGTGGTGCCGACCACGAAGTGGTCCCTGATCTCGGACACAGTGCGCAGGACGTGGATGCGCTGACGTGCGAAATCGACGTCACCGACCTGCAAGCCGACCAGCTCGCCCCAGCGCAATCCGCAGAGGCCCAGCGTGAGTACGATGGGCCGATGCCAGCCGGAAGCGTCCGCCAAAGCCAGCAATTGGTCGACGCCAAGATAAATATGCTTTTTCGGTATCATCCTGGGCAAGGCGATGTCTTCGCATGGATTGTCGTGGATGCATTTATCGGCCTTGGCTTTTTTGATGAGCGCTTTGAGTGTGAAAAAGGCGCGTCTGGTCAGACTCGCGCTTTTTGTTTCCGCCAGCTCGCTGACCCACACCTGCACTTCATCGTGCGTGATCGACTGGACTTCACGCAAGCCCCACTTCGGCTTGACATGGATGCGCCACACGCGGTCGATAAGGTCGATGGTGCCTGCTTTCGATTCGGTCTTCTTCGCCGCTATCCACGGCTCCCAAAAATCCTCGACCAAGCGTCTTCCGGCCTGTGGGTCGATGTATGCTCCGACGCTTTTCGCGGTGGTCACGTTGGCCGCGCCCCATGAGTCGGCGTCCATTTTGCGCCGGAAGCCGCGTTTGCCAGTCGCGCTGCCGTCCGGTTTGCGGTATCTGACTTCGTATCTTTTTCCGGCTTTGGTGGCGTATTGTCTGATTGTGTAGGCCATGCTCGCCCCTTCGTTTGCGTGGCATCAAGTCTATCAATCCGCTGTTTTTTCCTGTGTTTTTTCGTGTTTCGGCTTGCATTACTTTATTTACTGTGCTAATATAGTTTATATCAAGGAAAGGAGGTGAACATGACACCATCGGAGATAATCACCAGCATCTCGCTTCTCGTCGCGAGTCTCGCGGCCCTCGTCAAAGCAGTGACCGGACTCATCAAGGAGATGAGGCGGAAACCGAAGAGGAAAAAGTGAGAAAGGGTTCCGGCCAGTCGTAGGGGCCGGAACCCCATACCTCCGATTATGCCATGGAACATCATGAGAACGGAATCGATAGTCAGCGCGGTGTTCGCGCTCGGAACCGCCGCCAGCGCATGGTTCGGCTGGCCGTTCGCGCTCACCGCCGGATGCGCCATCGTCAGCGCCGTCTTCGCGCTCATCGCCGGAAGGAAGGACTGACATGACCATCAAATACCTGAGCGTCACCGACGTGTCCAAGCGTCTCGGCATCAGCACCGCCGCCGTCAGCGCCTACAAGCTCCCCCAGCCGGACGCCCTAATAGGCCGCACGCGCGGCTGGCTCCCCGACACCATCGACCAATGGAACGCGCAACGCCCCGGACGCGGAGTCGGCGGTGGCAGGCCGCGCAAGCATCCGGCGGAGTGACGTCCGCCCCGGCGCTCATCCGCGAGCGCCGGGGCGGTTTTGTTGTTGGAGGTTGGATGTTGTCAGTCTTGGATCGATGGGTGGCACTGTGCCGTGTTCAGGTATTTGATCGAGACTACATGGTGGATCTGGGTTCCTGGCATTTTTTCCTTGGCCGCGTTCCCCTTGCGTAGGGATTGCGGATAGTAGGGGCCGTCCTCTCCGCTTCTTCCGAGGCCGATGCACCAGACTGTGTTTCCCATGTAGAGGCGTATCCGGCTGTTGCCTGATTCGACCACCATGGATGCGTCGTTCAGTGCGAATGCGCTGGCTATCACGTCGGTCTTCCTCGCGAGCCATCGCGCGTCTCCGGTGGGCGCGACCCTTTTCACCGAGATCCCATGGCCGGACAGGAGGTCGGTGTACAGGCGTCGGGCGGGAAGTCTGCGGGTGCGGTTGTCGTCGACGTAGTATTCCAGGCCGTATAGGTGGGCGAAGTTCGAGGCCTTCCATTGGACGTCCAGCGTCATCCCGTCGTCGCACGCGATTCTCGTGATCGTTCCGACGAGATTGGCGTACAGTCGGGCTGCCTTTCGGGCCTCGCCAAGCATCCGCCGCTTCGCCTCGGTCACGTTCACGCCCGGAATCCTCCCAGAAAATTAAAAGAGGGGCACCGACCAAGCGCCCCTCCGAAGCCGTGTGGCTGATCTTTTTACAGTCTTCTGCATGACTAGCGTCCCGTTTGCGCGGGAAGGGTCACGGCTCCGGTTGGTCTCAACCGTCTGGCCCAGCCGTTGGGCGAGACATCCAGCTCTCGCTGATGGCGCATCGACTCGCCATCGGATGCCTGCGGCAGCCAGCCACACGCTTCGAACCCGAAACCCTGCCCACCAGCAAAGCAGGTCCGGATCTCAAGTTCGATTGCAACGATACCCCATGACGGCGGACATTCGTCTCGCCGTGAGCGTGATCCAGACGGTATTCGCACAAAACCACCGGGCCGCCGCGACGGCGGCGGACGACCACGCAAACACGCCGAATAACAAGAAAAGCCCCTCCCCCAGCCATAGCTGAGAGAGGGGCATGTGTTGTTAAAAAACGGGTGTAAAAAATTCCACGGACACTATAATTCCGCAAATTTTTCCACACCCGATGTTGATTTTCCGGCGCGAGGTTGAGTCTCACACCCGCAAATCACTCACGGTCAGGCGTTGCGCAGCGGATTGTAGGCGACGCCAAGACCGCTGGCGATGAAGCCGGCCACGGTCGAAATGTAGCCGCCGACAGCCGCATCACCGAAGGTCATGAAGCCAAGGCCAACGCACGAAGCGATCAGGCCCAACACGTAGACCACGGTGCGCACACTCTTCGAAAATACGGGCGTGTACGCACTGTCGGCGCCGTCCTCGCGCTCGTCGGTAAGATTGGCGATGGTAGTCTCCAGAGTGTTCTCCTTTGCATGCTCAGCCATTAATACCACCTTTCCTTTCAGGCCTTGACGAGATACCAGACGCTCTTATCCGCCGGAGCCAGCGCGACGTAGCGCACGGCCCCGCTATAAGCCACGTAGCGACCCCAGATGTAGCCGTCCGCGACCGTGCCCCAATGATCCAGATTGACGGTCTGGCCGGTGGAATAGGTGGCGACCACATTGCCGGAAACACTCGGACGGTCGCGCACGTTGAGCCCGTCCACGGCCACACGATACGTGCCCTGCAACACGTTCACGGCGGACGATGCCGTGGCTTCCTGCGTCGGCTGGGCGTTGGACGGCGGCGCTGCCGTGCCGGTCATCCTGTCGTACCATGCCTGTGCGCGCGCCATGTAGGCCGCGTTCTGGCTGCCGGCGAGGCTGGCCGGGCATGAGGTCGAAGTGAAGTCGGAGTGCGGGAACACGTTCACGCGCCACTGCGGCCTGCCGAGCCCGTAATGCACGCACAGGGCGGCAACGAGGTGCGCGCCGTTGTCCAACGTCGCCTCGCTCAGCATCCACGGGCTGGACGAGATGTCGGCATGCTCCACGCCGATGGACGTGAGGTTCGCGTTCCAATCACCCGCATGCCATGCGGTATCGGTGTCCCAGACGAGCTGCGTGACCCTGCCGTCCGCCGCCGCCTGATAGTGCGCGCTGGCCTCGCGGGTCTGCCACACGTCGTAGCAGTCCCTGCCGGTCAGGTTGCCGCCATTATGATGCAGGACGATCTTGTCGATCCTGTGGCCTTGGCGGCCCTTGGTCATGTGCGTGGAGAGGATGAGATCCTCGTCGGCCTCCAGATTCTCCCATGATTTCATGGTGTTTCCTCCTTTTTGATGGTTTTACATGAAGACGAGCGTCCACATCATGACGGCCATCTCCAGCAGTCGCAGGAGCGGCAGCATGAGCAGGACGATGCAGACGAGTGTGAACGCGCCCAGAAGCAGCGTCACGACGCAGGTGAGCCATACCGGCACGTCATGGCCGCGCCACAGCAGCCACGCCACCGCAAGCAGCGTCGTGACGAACACGACGGCCGCGGACGTCAAAGCGAGCATGCTAGCCGTCATCGCCGTCACCCCACCAC